CTTCATTCAACGCGTATTTATAATAAACTGGCACACCGGTAAAGAACAATAAAGTAAAGTCTTCACCAACTGCGTCATGCTGCGTGAAAGTTACCCAATTACGAAACGGCGGGTCATGATAAGTCTCTGACTGAGAATCCATAAAACTCACCGTATGGGTGTTACAATCCATCAAGGAAGCACCAACAATTCGTGCATGGGAAAAACGACGCGGGTAATAATACGGCAATTCCACCTCAATGGTGTTATTTATGCCCAAATTGGTGGATGCAGTACCACTTCCACAATTATTGTTAAACCTACAATTCAAGGCCTTGCTAATGATGTTCGAACCATTGGCAAATTGGTACGGTTGATACTGAAATTTGCCGATATTCAACGAAGAAGTTCGTTCTCGGGTAACCAAAGGAGCTTGCTGCGACCCGGAAGTATTAAACATATACTTCTTTCTAAAGGCGCCACGCACCCCAGCATAGGCTGGTGTAAACCAAGACGAAAAAGCAGTGGGGCAAATAGTAAGTGGCGCACTGCCAATGCCACCAGCAGTATCAATACCAAAAGAATCCCAGCCTGAATAATACGGCATATTTTTCTGTCTCAGGGTAATCATGCGAAGCTCATCATTTCCTATGTCAGTTGGGTACCAAAATCTAGTTAACGTATACCGCTTGCAAAGTTCCCGAATAGAACATGGTGGATCTCCATAATACACCAAATATGTTGCATCTTCCTGATCCGATTTCTTGGCAATTGTTTCCATTTCACCAGAAGATGTTGGTTTATCTGACATGGTACTATCGCCAGTTTCGACATTAGGCGAACTACTCTGTGATTCAAGAAGTTCTTCAAATACCCCTGCTGCCTTTGCCAAACGCTTTTCAACTATGTCAGTTGAAAAAGTGTCTCCAAGTGGTTTGAAGACATGCAAGTCGGTCATCCCACCATTATAAGGAGCGGCCAATTTGAAATCATCACATGCCGAAACGAACACATTGATGTGAATGGGTGAATCTACACTAGGACAAACCAGATCATTCAACACAACCAATTCCAAGACTCCATTATACTGATCTTCGATTTCAGGAGCAGTAATTAAACGTTGTGAGTCAGAAAAGTTAGATCCGGTATCATATGGAGTGCCACACCGCTTCCATGGTTCTTTTTGACCCCATCCGATAACGATCTCAAAGTCATCAGTCTCAGCTATGTCAATCACTCTTGAATACGTCGTATTGTATTCTACTGCCCCTGATGTAAAACCATTTGGATCCCACCTGGCCAAAATACGACCTTTGTGAAAATCACTTTTGACAATTTGAAAACGGAATTTGATGGATCCTTGCCATGCTTCAAAAGCTGTAGCCATATGTGCCAAAGGAGTCATATGGATCTCCCCATTTCCATTCACATTGACGTTATCCAACTGCATAGGCAATACGCGGGTATTCCACAACAACTCATCGGTTACCGTACCGGGCACCCAATCGAAATTTGTCAGATAAGACTCTCTTTTGACATAGTCCAAGATCCCCATTTCATCCGAACCATCTAATCCAGCAGTTCGGGAATCAACAGTGACTTCAGCCTTGCTATCTAAAGTCAATTTCATGGCGCCATCGCCTGCGTCCACATTGGCTAAATTTCCAGTAGGGCTAGGTTTGGTTTGTATGATATCTGACACAATGTTCGGGCGCGAATACCCGAACATTTGGGCAATTGAGCTAGTGGCATTGGCTCCTATTTCGGTTGCACGCATATATGGTCCTATAACGGGCAATTTTGAAAGCAAACCTGCGGTTTTAGCAACAGCAGAAGCAGGTTTAGAAATGATGCCTTGACCGTATTCGTCCTTACCGTTAATACTATTCTTTGAATCCGCCTGTGACATGCGACTTCCTCTCCGCCCACTCTGAGATGGAAGAGGTGGATCAGATGTGGTGGGAATAGTTAAGACGACATCTTCAGCCCAAATGTATGTAGTTACGGTGACTGGATCATCGCCTCCATTGGCATGTAACAGGTTCTGGACAGACGATATTGTAATATCACCCATAAAGTCCCAATCCCCTTCGGAAATACTCAAGTAATTATCTGGGTAAAAGAAAGGTAAACAAAGTTCACCTCCTGTGTTCTTGGTCGGATTCAGAAAGAAATGAGGCTTCTGAGATGCTTGAATCCAATCCTGATTAATAAAAGCACGCTGCACAGTAATTTGATCACCAAAAGTAAGCGGATTATACGATACTAAGGCACGACCGTAGTGAAATTTTGTGCCAGAAATGACTGTTTTGACGTGCAATTTCATCCTGATCAATTCGAAATTTTTGATCTTATCGCGGACAAACTCATTCTCACAAAACTTTTGCCAAGGATTGAATTTGTAATAAAAGGGTTGTCCAACCTCCCAAGATTGTGCGGATTCTCGAATCGGCCGACTTAAGAAATTGCCAAGATTACTATCACTATTATTGGCTAAATCCATGGTCGGTTCATACATGCCCACCTTCTCTGTCGTCCAACCAGCATCCTGATCTGCAAAAGAAGTAATCTGTTCCTTTGAAAAGGACGAAGATTCTTTTTCCACAGTACCCGGAGCAGGTTGTGAGTCAGAAACATTTCCAGATTGGGACTCCAAAATTTGTCCTTCCAAAAAGGCTATACGTTCTCTGAGTTGATGTTCATGTCGGTACTTCTTTGCCAATTTACTCTTCAGCTCTTTAACACGTTCCCCCAACAATACCACTTCACGCACTTGGTCTAATGTCTTAGTTTGTCTAACCAGTGGTATTGTTTCATGTAGTTTGTGGTTTTTATTGAGGTCCACACCCTCATTAATAGTTTTAAGATAAGTAATGTAATTTACAAATATCGTGCGTGGTACATTATTCCTCCACACGACAGTGCTATTTTGTTGGGCGTCACCCCATTGCTAAATAACAATATATACAATGACTACTTGTGTAGCTGTCCATGTATTTTAGGTAATGCAGAACCCAATAATACATGCGTTAATCACACACAAGCAACTATTTTTAGCTTATCCAGCGCATAGTTGCGATGGCCCAAGGTACAAGGCCCCCGGGGCGGGCCATAGAAGTCGACCTAAAGGTCGAACTTCTCACGGTACCATGAGAGACGCTCGTTGTAGCTCATAATAGGTCCCACATATCCCTGAATACCAGTTTTACGTGCGACCTCCTCCAGCTGCAACTTGCGCTTCTCATATACCTCACGCCCAAATTCAAAATACTTCAATGCAACATTTTGAATAGCTTCCGCACTTGATTGTTCCATTGTAAGGACTTTTGAAGTCATGTGCGTATGTAGCATTTTTGCAATCGAATCTTCCTCCACGGGCGAGCGAAAAACACCTAATTCTTCATCCCATACTGCGTAATGTTTGAGGAAAGAAGCATCTTTCAAAGAAATGAATGGGACAGATTCAGCTTCTTTATCTGCCATTGTATAGGTGATACCAACTTTCGCCAACTGTTCGACAATTGCTGTGTGATTGAAGTCGGTGTATTTTTTGTCAACAGTAGCAATGTTGTCATCGCCATATGTCATCAAGGACACTTTCGAGCTAAACAAGGGAACTTTCCACCACCGCTTCTCCTTGGCAATGGCATACCAACAATAACGCATATATAAAGAATTGACCATGCTGTTGATGATCACGGTTAGGGGATGTCCAGAGGGATTTGAACCCATGAATTGAACTAACGTTCCAAAGTAATCATAAGTTGGGTA